ACCGTGGCGACCGGTCACGATGAGGTGCTGCGCTCCATTCCCGCGTTGCCCGACCTGTTGACGAAGGCTCGTCTGATTGACTCGCAGCCCGATAAGCGAGGCGATCCGAACGTGAAGGCGGTCGAGACGTACTCAGCTCCGCTCAAGCTGGACGGCAAGAGCTATCGGGCGGTCATCACGGTGAAGGTGTTCTACGACGGCCATCGGTACTACAACCAGGGCCTGGTGAGGGAAGGAGAATAGGGCCGGTCGTCGTTTAAATAAGGCACCCCCTGCCTTTCGGCAGTCGGCTCACCTCCGGCGACCGTCCCAGCTCGCATTATAGCCAAGTCCTCGCGACTTGCAGATTCCCTGCTGAATCATCGACTTACTTCCATATCCGATCCAGATGCGGACCATTCGAATTTCTACGGCGGACCATGCCTGCAGCTGCGGCGCCGGCGGCGCTCGCGCTCGTGCGCATACCCGAGATGGCATCACCGCATCCGGCGTGTACGCGACCGAGCAGCTCGGCGAGCGGCAGTCGATCACGCCCGAGGGCTTCTTGCTCTGCGAGGCCGTGCCGATCGCGCGCGTCGGCGCGCAGGACTACGCGTACTTCGAGCTCCCCGAGATCGAGGCGAAGGACGGCGTCATCGTCGCCGAGCGCACCGCGGAGGTGCTGTTCAGTCCTGAGACGCTTGCCAGCTTCGAGGGCAAGCCGATCACGATCGACCATCCGCCAGATTTCGTGACGCCGGCGAACTACATGTCGGTGGCGCGCGGCACGGTCCGCAACGTGCGGCAAGGCGAAGGTGACCAAGCAGAGCTGATGCTCGCTGACCTGCTGATCACCGATGCCGAGGCGATCCGCCGCGTCCAGAGCAAGGGCGCCGACGCGCTCACGCAGGTCAGCAACGGCTACGACGCCGACTACGAACAGATTGCGCCTGGGCGGGCGCGACAGGTGGTGATCGTGGGCAACCACGTCGCCCTCGTGAAAAGCGCCCGCTGTGGCCCCGTGTGTTCGATCGGGGATAGCAGTTCCAACCTACTCCCGACAGGAGATGCAAGCATGGCAACCAAGAAAGGCTCCAAGTTCGTCGACGCGTTGCGCAAGGCGTTCATGACGCGCGATTCCGAAGCGTTCGAGAAGGTCGCGAGCGAGATGACCGGCGACGAAGGCGGCGAGGGTGGCGAAGGCCAACCCCAGATTCACATCCACATGCCCGGTACCGGCGCCGACCCGAAGGCGGCCGTCTCGCCGACCGGCGACGATGGCGCAGGCGGTGGCGAAGGCGACCCGCTGAAGCAGGTGCTCGATGCGATCCAAGCCACCAACGGCAAGATCGATGCGCTCGCCGATCGCGTGACGAAGCTCGAAGGCGGGGGCACGCCGACCGGCGACGACGATCCCGATTCGGACGACGATCCCGATCCGACGATGGACGAGGATCCGGACCAGAAGGCCGCGAAGACCGGCGACAGCACCGCGCTGCGCGACCAATTCCAGGACGCGCTCTCGCGCGCCGAAATCCTCGCGCCGGGCGTGCGACTGCCGACGTTCGACGCGAAGGTCGCGCGAAAGAAGACGGTCGACGCCCTCTGCCTACTGCGCCGCCGCGCGCTGCGCGCCGCGCTGGACAACGAGAACGCCGAACTGGTCAAGTCGGTGGTCGGCGGCGCGAACGTGGCCAGCATGACCTGCGATTCCGTGGCGGCGTTCTTCAATGCGGCGTCGGAGGTCGTGCGCAGCAAGAACTCCGGCATGACGCAGCGCCGGACGAACGATTCCGCTCAGACCGAGCGGAAAGACATCAACGCAATCCACGCGGAATTCTGGAAGGTCCGCAAGTAAGGAGCCGACATGCCCTCGTATCAAGCCTATCAGTACCGCATGCCGGCGGGCTTCGCCGGCGACCTTCAGCGCGCCGAAGTCGCCACGATCGAGACGCAGCTGATCGACCCGGCGGCACCGCCGACGGCGTTCGGCGTTCCCGTGAAGATGGTGAGCGGCAAGATCCAGCCGATCAATAACGCCGCCGACACCGCGGTGTCCGTGTACGGCGTGAACCTCCGCGCGTACCCGATTCAGGGCAACGGCACGGATCCGCTCGGCACGTCGACGCCGCCGACGAGCGGCCCGACCGACATCCTGAAGCGCGGCTACTTCGACGCCGCGCTCGGCGGCACCGCGCCGGCCACGAAGAACGGTACGGTGTACGTGCGCGTCGCGGCGGCCGCGGCCGGCAAGCCGCTCGGTGGTTTCGAAGCGGCAGCCGACGGCACGAACACCGTCGCGATGCCCTCGAACTGGTACTTCACCGGTCCGGCCGACGCTTACGGCATAGTCGAGATCGCCGTCAACATCTGATCCGGCGCTGAACAGCGCTTCACCCGAAGCCCCGCAATCGCGGGGCTTTTGCATTTCTGGAGCCATTACATGGACTTGTCCGAACTGAAGCACCTGCGCCGGACCGGGGCCTCGATCCCGATGTCGGGGGCCGTCGCGGATGCGACGCGCCGGCTGATCCGCGCTCGTACGCAGGACCAGCAGTACACCTACGATCGCGCGACGATCGACTCGACGGGCGCGTTCCTCGTCGGCCAGCTCGAACGCCTCGACCAGACGCTGAACGAGCCGCTGGTCGAATACACCTGGTCGCGCGACATCTACATCCGCAGCGACGTGTCGGCGGCCGATGAAGTCGCGTCGTTCACGAACTCGGCGTTCGGGATGAGCGGCGGCATCAACCCGAACGGCCTGAACTGGATCTCGAACGAGGGCAACGCGATCGCTGGCCCGTCGGTCGACATCGGCAAGACGCCGCAGCCGATGCGCCTGTGGGGTGCCGAGGTCAAGTACACGGTGCCCGAGCTCGTGAAGTCGCAAGCGCTCGGCATGCCGATCGACTCCCAGAAAGTCGAAGCCATGAACATGAAGCGCAACATGGACCTCGACCAGATCGTCTACTACGGCGATCCGCAGCTGAACTTCACCGGCCTGGTGAACTCGATCGGCGCCGTCGGCAGCGTTTCGAACGTTGCGAATGGCGCGGCCGGCACGCCGCAGTGGAACACGAAGACGCCGGACGAGATCCTGAAGGACGTCAATGAAATCCTGACGTCGGCGTGGCAGGCCACCGGCTGGAAGGTGAAGCCCAATCGCCTGATGCTTCCGCCGGCCACGCTCGGTGGCATCGCATCGCGCATCATCAGCAATGCCGGCAGCAAGTCGATCCTGACCTATCTCCTCGAGAACAATATCTGCACGCAGCAGGGCACGCCGCTGGAGATCCTCGAGCTGAAGTGGCTGATCGGCGCTGGCGCGGGCGGCACGCAGGGGCAGCTCAATACCGTCGACCGGATGGTCGCGTACAACAGCGACAAGAAGTACGTGCAGTTCCCGATGACGGACCTGCAGCGCACGCCGCTCGAGTACCGGTCGCTCTACCAGATCACGACCTACTGGTCGCGGATCGGTCAGGTCGAGTGGCGCTACGGCACGACGGCTGCTTACCGGGACGGGATCTGACATGGCGAAGATCAACGTTCTGACGGCGTTCACGATCCGGCTGGTCCACGAGGGCGAGGAAGTCATCCGGCGCGTCGAGGCCGGTGTACAGGAGGTCGAGGACTTCATCGCAGACCACTGGTACGCGAAGGCGCATACGGGCCCGCTGCCGGAGAAAGTCGGGGATTCGAGCGGCTCGCAAGACGGCGAGCCGGATCAGGCTGCCGCGCTGGCAGCAGCGAAGGCCGATCTGCAAGCCGAGTCGGATCGCCTCGACAAGCTGCGTGCCGAACTCGACACGTTTAGCAAAGGTCTGGACGAACGAGCCGCAGCGCTCGATGCGCACGAGGCTGCGGTTGCAGCGGGCGTGCAGGATCTCGCCGCGCGGGTAGCCGCTTTCGAGGCAGCCCAGAAGGATGCCGCGGCGGCTGCAAAGGATGGCGCAGCCGACGGCGCCACGCAGAAGTCCGGCAGCGGGAAGAAGGCATAATGGCCTCCCGGCGGCTCGTCGCGAATCGGCGGCCGTCGGCTCCGCCCAATCGAACAGGTGACATGTGGACATCGCCCAGTTCCGACAGTCGTTTCCAGAGTTCAACGACACGACGACGTACCCCGACTCTCTCGTCCAGTTCTGGATGACGGTCGCGGTTTCGCTCGTCAATGCTGAGCGCTGGGCAGAGCTAACCGATCTGGGCGTCGCGCTGGTCACCGCCCACCACCTCGCGCTCGCGCTGAAGGACCAGAAGACGGCCGCAGTCGGCGGCGTGCCCGGGCAGGTCACTGGGCCGCAGTCGTCGAAGGCCGTCGACAAGGTCAGTGCGAGCTACGACACCGCGGCTGTCGCCATCAAGGACGGCGGCTTCTGGAACGCGACGATGTATGGCGTTCGCTATCTCAGCCTTGCGCAGATGATGGGCTCGGGCGGCATTCAGCTGTAACGTTGCCGCCGCCCGTCGGGAGAATCCCATGGACGGCATGAAAATCGACCGCCTCGACGAGGTGCTGAAGTCGATCAGCGGGCTCGTGCAGAAGGAAGTGCTCGTTGGCGTGCCCGACAGCACCGCCGGCCGGAAGGACGAAGGCGAGCCGCTCAGTAACGCCGAGATTGGCTACATTCTCGAGCACGGCTCGCCCGCGAACAACATCCCGGAGCGCCCGCATCTCGTGCCCGGCGTGCAGGACGCGCGACCGAAGTTCGAGCCGCAGCTGCAGAAGGGCGTTGAAGCGGCGCTCGACGGTGACCTCGAGCGAGTCGAGCGCAGCCTCAATCGCGCCGGCCTCGTCGCGCAGAACTCCGTGCGCGCGAAGGTCAACAGCAACATTCAACCGAAACTCGCTGATTCCACGCTTGCCGCGCGCCGGCGCCGCGGTGTCACGCGCGAGAACACGCTGGTCGACACGGGCCAGTACCGTAACTCGATCACGTACGTGATCCGCAAGAAGTAGTTCCCAGCCTCCACAACCCGAGGGCCGCCACGCGCGGCCCTTTTTCGTTGGTGCTCACGCTATGGCTTTCCTTGACGTCACTGACGTTCTGCTCGATCCGGATTTCATGGACACGGGCCTGATCTGCAATCGCATGACACAGGTCACGGACGACAAGGGGCGTGCGCACAACACGCCCACCGCAACGCCGTTCTCGGCCGTCGTGACGAGCGACACGGGCGACATCCTGCACCGGAACGCGGACGGCAGTCGAATCATCGGCTCGATCACGCTGCACACGCCGTTCCGGTTGCGCGACGGCGCGCTCGGCGGCGACGCCGACGAGGTGATCTGGTCCGGCGCCACGTACACCGTCGTCAACGTGAACAACTACTCGCACTTCGGGCGCGGCTTCGTCTGCGCAACGTGCGACATCAAGCCTCTCTCGGGAACCTCATGAACGACAGCTCGACCGGCGGATACCTGGCGCCAGTCGTCGATGCACCGCCGGCCGAGGACGATGCCCTCGACGATCTGGTCCACGACCTGATCGCGGGCATCACGGCGCTGTCGCCCGACCTAGTGCGGCCGCGCTGGCAGCCGACCGTGCCGAAGCAGCCAGAGCCGAGCGTGAACTGGTGCGCATTCGGCGTACAGGAGCAGGAGCCGGATGCCAGCCCGGCGATCCAGCACGACGGCACCGGAGATGGGCACGACACCTACATCCGGCACCAGCCGATCGACGTCCTGTGCACGTTCTACGGGCCGAGCGCGAAGGGTTACGCGCAGCGGCTCGCTGACGGTCTCGCGATCCCGCAGAACCGCGAGCAGCTCCAGCTGCAGGACATGGCGTTCGTCGGCGTCGGAGCGATTCGGCCAGCACCGGATCTGATCAACCAGCAATGGGTGCGGCGTTACGACATGACTGTGACGCTGCGCCGCAAGATCACCCGGACCTACGCGGTCCTCAACCTCAATTCGGCCACCGTGGCGACGACGACCGACTCGTCGACGCCGGTGGCCGGCGTTTCGAACATCCACTCGTAGGGGACCAGCATGTCCAACGGATTGCCGGTATCGCGTCTGATCAACGTGACGATCAACCTCGCCGCGCTGGCGGCGCAGGGCGCGAATTTGAACACTGTGCTGATTCTCGGCCCGTCGGCCGTCATCGACACCAACGAGCGAGCGCGCTCGTACGGTGGCATCGACGAGGTGACGGCCGACTACGGCACCAACACGCCGGAGTACTACGCGGCGGCTCTCGCGTTCAACCAGGTGCCGCAGCCGCAACAGATCATGATCGGCCGGTGGGCGAAGACGGCGACGGCCGGCTCGCTGCGCGGCGGCGTGCTGTCGGCCGCGCAGCGAGACATCGCGCTGTGGGATGCGGTCACGACCGGCGCATTCAGCATCACGGTCGACGGCGCTGCGAAGTCGGTCACAGGCCTCGACTTCTCGGCGCAGACGAACCTGAACGGCGTGGCGACCGTGATCAACGCCAAGCTGACGGGCGCGACTATCGCTTGGACCGGTTCGCAGTTCGTGGTGACGTCGAACACGACCGGCACGAATTCGAAGGTTAGCTATGCGACGGCGCCGGGTGCCGGCACCGACATCTCGGCGATGCTCGGTCTGACGAGCAGCCTTGCCGGCGTGCCGGCGGATGGTATCGCGCCGGAGCAACCGGTCGATGCAGCGGCGATCTTCCTGGACCGCTTTTCGAACAAGTTCCTTGGCCTCGACTTCGCGGACGCGTCGATCACGGACGATCAGCACATCTCCGTCGCGAACCTCATCGAGGCCGACCAGCGGCACATCTACGGCATCACGACGCAGAACCCGCAGGTGCTCGACTCAACCGTGACGACCGACATCGCGAGCAAGCTGAAGGCGCTGAACCTGAAGTACACGATCCTGCAGTATTCGAGCTCGACGCCGTACGCCGTGTCGTCGCTGCTCGGCCGCCTGCTGACGGTGAACTTCGACGGCAACAACACGACGATCACGCTGATGTTCAAGCAGGAGCCGAGCGTTGTCGCGGAGCAACTGACCAGCACGCAGGCGAACACGCTGCAGGCGAAGAACTGCAATGTGTTCGTCAACTACAGCAACGACACGTCGATCATCCAGTACGGCGTGACGCCGAGCGGGCTGTTCGCGGACTCGGTCTACAACGCGATCTGGTTCCGCAACCGCATCGAGACGGACGTCTACAACCTGCTGTACCAGAGCCCGACGAAGATCCCGCAGACCGACGGCGGCAACGCGCAGATCGCTGCGACGATCTCGGCGGCCTGCGAGGCGGGGGTGAACAACGGGTATCTCGCGCCGGGCGTCTGGAACTCGGCCGGCTTCGGCGCGCTGAACCAGGGCGACACGCTCGCGAAGGGCTACTACGTGTACCAGCCGGCGATCGCGACGCAGTCGCAGGCCGACCGCGAGGCACGCAAGTCCGTCGTGTTCCAGGTCGCAGCGAAGGAAGCCGGCGCGATCCACAGCGTCGACATCCTCGTCAACGTCAACCGCTAACAGGGGCATCTCAACATGGCGACTTACAGCTTTCAGGACGTCGCGGCGACGATCGTCGGCCCGGGCGGCGCCTTCTCGCTCGGCTACGGTGAAGCGACCGCGGAAGAGGGCATCACGATCGTGCGCGCGGGCGACAAGAACACGATGACCGTCGGCTCGGATGGCGAGGGCATGCACAGCCTGCACGCCGACAAGTCCGGTCAAGTCACGCTGCGCTACCTGAAGACGGCGCCGATCAACGCGAAGCTGATGGCGCTGTACGACGCGCAGTCGCTCGACAGCCGTCTGTGGGGCAAGAATCTGATCGAGGTTCGGCAGACGGCCGCCGGCGACGTGACGACCGCGCGCAGCTGCGCGTTCAAGAAGGCGCCCGACCTGAAGTACGCGAAGGACGGCGACATCGTCGAATGGGTCTTCGACGCGATCAAGATCGACAACATCCTCGGGACGTACTGACCATGACGACTGAGATCCAACTCAACGGCGCGCGATACGCGATCGGCAAGCTGAGCGCGAAGCAGCAGTTTCATGTTTCGCGGCGCATCGCGCCGGTCATCCCGCCGATGATCCCGGTGTTGATGAAGTTCTATGCAGAGCTGGAGCAGGCGGACAACGCGCGTGTGCAGGCGCGCACAAACGCCGCGCTCGCCGCGCTGGCCGAAGGAACGCAGCCGACCGAGTCGGCGTTGCCGGCGGCGCAGGATGAGAGGCGCGACATCCTCGCTCTCGTCGACGCCGTCGCTCCGGTACTCCAACCGTTTGCCGATGCGCTCGCGGACCTGAAGGACGAGGACGCAGACTACGTATTCGACACATGCTTGTCGGTCGTCGAGCGTCAGCAGGCGCACGGCTGGTCGAAAATCTGGTCCGCTCAGCGAAACACGGCGATGTTCGACGACATCGGCATCGACGTGATGCTGCCGCTCGTCGTGCGCGTCGTGGTGGCGAACCTCGGCCCTTTTATCAGCGGGCTGCTTACCAGCCAAGCGAGCAGCCCGGCGGCGACGTAGGCTGGATCCGTACGCTGCCCGGCGGAGAGGACTGGCTGCTCCAGCCCGTAACTCGCGGCTGGTGCAAGTACGAGTCCCTGCTGGACGGCACGCTCGGCCTCGATGACGTCGCGCTGATGAACGACGCAATCGCCGTCCAGGCGGACAACGACGCGGCGTACCGCCGCAAGATGGAAAAAGAAAATGGCTGATTCGGTCGTCATCCGCGAGTTCCTGGTCGCGCTCGGTTTCAAGGTCGACGAAAAGGGCCTGAAGAACTTCAAGGAAGGCGTCGAAGGCACGACGAAGGGCGTCAAGCAGCTGATCGCTACGGTGTCCGGCGCAGCGCTCACGGTGAGCGCAGGCGTCGCCGCCTTCGCGTCGAAGCTCGAGCGCCTGTACTTCGTTTCGCAGCGCACCGGTGCGTCGGCAACCAATCTGCGCGGCTTCGAGTTCGCCGCGCGGAACATGGGGGTCTCCGCCGAGGCGGCGACCGGCACGATCGAGAACCTCGCGCGCTTCCTGCGAAACAACCCGGCCGGCGAGGGCTATCTCGCGACGTTGGGCGTGCAGACGCGCAACGCGAACGGCGAGCTTCGTGACACGGTCGACATCATGTCGGACCTTGGGAAGTCTCTGGCGAACAAGCCGACGTGGCTCGCGAGCCAGTACGGCAACATCCTTGGCATCGATGAAAACTTGATGCTCGCGATGCGCAACGGCGATTTTGAGCGGCTGCTGAAGCAGTATCGCGAGATGTCGCAGACGACCGGTCTGGATAAGGCAGCGGACGATTCGCACCGCTTCATGACGCAGTTGCGTGGACTCGGCACGTCGTTCGAGAACCTCGGCATCCGCGTCGAGGGCGCGATGCTGCAGAAGGTCGGACCTCAGCTCCAACGGTTTCAGCGATGGGTGGACGAGCATGGTGACGAGATCGCGGCCAAGATCGGCGACATCGCGAACACCCTGCTGAAAGTGGCCGAGGCTGTCGGGCCGCCGCTCGGAAAGCTGGTGGATCTGCTCATCGAGCTGGACCGGGCTACCGATGGTTGGTCGACGAAAATCCTGTTGCTCGGGGTGGCGCTGAAGGCGCTGGGCGTATTCAAGATCGCCGGCGGTATCTGGAAGATCGTGGGGGCGCTGCGCGCAGGCGGTGCGGCGGCCAGTGGGGCAACCGGTCTGCTTTCGGCGATGGGCGTCGAGCTTGCCGCGCTCGCCTCGAGTGCGGCCGCCGTCGGCGCCGCGTTCCTCGGTTGGAAGATCGGCGACGGCGTGCGCGACCAGATCGACGGCCTGATCACGAAGCTGTCGGGGGGGCGGTTCCGCTCGCTGTGGGACATCCTCACGCTGAAGGATCGGCGCGGCCTCGACGCGACCGGCGGCTACACGCAGGCCGAACTCGACAGTGTGAAGGACGGCGGGGGCGCGAAGCTGACGCCGCCGCGCGGCGCTGCTGTTGCGCCGGCGGCCGCAGCCCCCGTCGCGTCAGCGGGCCTGGCTGGTGCGATGTCGCGTCTCGCTGACACGGCGTTCGGTCAGCTGATCGCGCGTGGCGAGGGCGACTACAACAGCGTGAACCGTGGCGCTCGGGGCGGCTACCGCGCTGGCACGGAAAACCTCGAGGGCATGACGCTGGCGCAGGTCATGGCGGCGCAGCGCGCCGGTCAGTTCAACGCTGCCGGCCGCTACCAGATTATCGGCAGCACGCTGGCCGAGGCAGCGCGCTCGCTGAAGCTGAACGGCGACGAGATGTTCGACCGCAAGCTGCAGGACCGGATCTTCGAGCAGTACCTGGTGCGCAACAAGCGACGCGCGATTGCCGACTACGTCGAGGGGCGCAGCGACGATCTGCGCGGCGCGCTGCGCGCGGCGTCGCGCGAGTGGGCGAGCGTGGCTGACCCGGACACGGGCCGCAGCTACTACGCCGGCAAGGGCAACAACCGCGCGAGCATCACGGCCGCCGAAATGGAGGCCGCGCTGCGCAACACGCGCGCGACATATCAGCCGGCCGGCGCGCTGACCGCGCAGTCGGCTGCGCGCGGCGGCGCGGCGAAGGTCGAACTGCATCAGTCCACGCAGATCCACGTGAGCGGCTCGGGCGATCCGTCGGCGGCCGGCCGCGCGGTCGAGCGCGAGCAGCGCGCGGTGAACGCTGACATGGTGCGCAATCTGCAGGGAGTGATCGCATGATCCTCGACATGATCATGATCTCGCCGAAGAAGATCGGCAGCATTACGGTGCAGGTCGCGATCGAAGAGGTGTACAACGACGAGCTGACCATTACCGAGCACCCGGTCGAACAAGGGGCGCAGATCACCGATCACGCGTTCAAGCGCCAGCCGGATCTCACGATGCGATGTGGTTGGAGCAACGCCGACTACGAAGCGCTCCTCGGCGCTGCGGAAGCCAACTTCGACGGCGGCGGTCTGCCGTCAGCGCAGTACGTGAACGCGATCTACTCGCAGTTGCTCTCGCTGCAGCAGGCGCGCACGCCGTTTGACGTCACGACGAGCCGCCGCTTCTACGAGAACATGCTTCTGCAGGGGCTTCGTCTCACGACTGACGCAAAGACGTCGAGCGCGCTGATCCTGACGGCGACGCTCAAGCAGATTCGTATCGTGTCGACGCAGGTGACGAAGCTGCCGCCGCGCGAGAACCAGGACGACCCGGCGTCTACGGCCGAGACTGGCAACGGCGGCGCGAAGGCGGCCGTGCCGGCCACACCTGCACCGGGCGGTGCAGTACCACCGGGGAGTATGTGATGCCGAGCTTCTTCGAGATTCCGTTCTCGCCGCGCCCGGAGCGCTTCACCGTGACGCTGAGCGGGACCGACTATCGACTGACCGTCCAGTACCGCAAGGCCGGCGGCGCGGGATGGGTGCTCGACATCGCGGACGCCTCAGACAACCCGCTGGTGTCCGGCATACCGCTGGTGACCGGCGTCGACCTGCTCGCGCAGTACAAGCACCTGGGTTTCCGAGGGCGGCTGTGGGTGCAGGGCGCAGCGAATCCTGATGATGTTCCGACGTTCGAAGATCTGGGCGTCGGCAGTAAGGTATATTGGGTGACCGACTAGCCGCAGGAACTGTATGAGTGACGTGGACGATACGAAGGAGCGACTCGACTGGCTCGAAAAGGCTGGAATCGAGAACATGAAAGCGCATCACGCATGCGCTGAGTCATTGGCGAAAGAAGCTGCGACCACGCTTACGTTGACGCTTGCCGGTATGGCTGGCGGATTGGCCTATGCGGCAAAAGCGATCGATGCGCATAGCTGGACGTGGTTCGCCGCCGGAGCAGCTGCGTTCACGGCATGGTTGTTTTGCATCAGCTGGTATTTGACGGCGCGTTGCCTGATGCTTACGCCCATCGATCAGGTATACAACGAACCGAAGAATCTCGAAGACCCGAACGAGACATTCGAGTATCTGCGTCGCTGCGAACTTTTAAGTCTTCAGGAGCGAATCGACAAGGCAGGAAAAAGAAATGCCCGAATGGCCGGGCATCTCAACAGGGCACGAAAGCTCGCGATCGTCAGTCCGATCGCGTTTATTTTGGGTTCGTTGGTCTGGCTGGCGTGGGGACACCTTTCGGCGGTTGCCTGATCGCCCCGTCCTGGGCAGGATGCGGGCCTTTGTACACCGGCGCCGGTTGCGGCCGAGGCGCCGCCGGCTTGTTGTTTGAAGTAGCCATGGTCTCTGGTTTGTTTCAGGTGTAGGAGCTGGTAAACATACCAGAGATAAGGACAGGCCCCGCTTCGCGGGGTCTTTTTGTTGGTGGACGCGATGGCAACGCAACAATTCGGCCGCAAGGCTTCACTGATCATCGGCTTCGACAGCGGCGAGTCACTCGACCTGTCGGAGCTGCGGATCGTGTTCCGCGTGCAGCGCGGCGATCTGCAGACGCCGAACCAGGCGCGGATCCGCGTCTACAACGTGTCCGCGACTACTGCGCGGCGCGCACGGAAAGAGTTCACGCGCGTCGTGCTGCAGGCCGGGTATGAGGGCAACTACGGGATCATCTTCGACGGCCAGATCAAGCAGGTGCGACGCGGGCGTGAGAGTCAGACGGACACGTTCCTCGACATCACCGCGGCGGACGGCGACTCCGCGTACAACTTCGCCGTGGTCAACACGACGCTCGCGGCCGGCTCGGTCGCCACTGATCACGTGTCCGTGGCTACGGCGGCGATGAACCCGTACGGCGTGTCGCTCGGCTACATGCCGCAGGTGACGTCGAATCCGCTGCCGCGCGGGAAGGTGATGTTCGGGATGGCGCGCGACTTCCTGCGGGGGATCGCGAAGACGACGCAGACGGTCTGGAGCATCCAGGACGGCAAGGTGGTGATGGTGCCGGAGACGGCCTACATGCCCGGCGACATTCCGGTGATCACGTCGGCGACCGGCATGGTTGGGCTGCCGCAGCAGACCGCCAACGGCATCGAAGTGAAGATGCTGCTGAACCCGAGCGTGAAGATCGGCAGGCTGATCTGGCTAGACAACGCGAGTATCCAGCAGTACGAGTACAGCCTGAACGTCGGCCAGCAGGCCGAGAACGAGCGGATCGAAATGCAGGCGAAGCTGCAGGACGATGGCTTCTACTACGTGATGCTCGCGGAGGTAAGCGGCGATACGCGTGGCGAAGAGTGGTACACGAGCGTGACATGCTTGGCGGCCGACGTGACGGTGCTGCCAGATTCGTTCAGGGACAAGGCGGCGGTGCCAACCGCCGACGTGATCAAGCGGTTCGGTTAGCGGCCGTACGTCGGCAGCGCCTTGATGGTCATCGTCGTGTTCTCGCCGTTGCGCTTCACGTCGGCGCGCGCGAGCACGTTGAGCGGCATCGACTTCGTCGGCATCTTCGGCACGATGATCACGGCGTCGCCGTCGATCGTCTCGCCCCAGCAACCTACGTCCCACACACCGCGGTAGGACTCGTAGCGCCGCATGTTCTTCGCGTTCGCGAGCGGCAGGTCGCACTTCTTCCCCGTGTACAGGATGGTCGGGAATTCGTTCTCGACGGTCACGCCGACCTTCATGCCGGCGAACGGGTAGACGTAGGCGTCGTCAGCGACGGCGGCGAGCGGCGCGAGCAGCGCGGCGGTCAACAGCAGTTTTTTCATTTTCATCCCATGGATCGACGTGAAAGGGTAGGCGACCCGGAGGTCGCGCTGCGTGAAGCGTTCGACGGCGTGCGCGCGGGCGTCTGGACGGCATTGCCCGGCATTATCCAGTCGTTCGAAAGCTCAGCCGACCGACCGCCGACTTGCAGCGTGCAGCCGGCCATCAAGGCGCTGGTGCGCGGTATCGACGGCACTATCCAGAGCGTCGCGCTGCCGCTGCTGGTCGACTGTCCGGTCCAGTTCCCCGCTGGCGGAAATTGTACGTTGACGTTCCCGGTGGCGCCCGGCGACGAGTGCCTCGTCGTGTTCGCGTCGCGCTGCATCGACGCATGGTGGCAGTCGGGCGGTGTGCAGGAGCAGGCCGAGCTGCGCATGCACGACCTGTCGGACGGGTTCGCGCTACTCGGTTTTCGATCGCGGCCACGCGCGATCGCCGGAGTCAGCGGCAGCTCGACGCAGCTGCGCAGCGACGACGGCGCGACGTACATCGACCTGAGCCCGACGCTGCAGAAGGTGAAGATCGTCGCGCCGGGCGGCTTCGATGTCGTCGCGCCGCTGTCGACGTTCTCAGCGGCCGTGACCATCACAGGGATGCTGACGTTCGTCGGCGGTATGGTCGGCAGCGCAGCAAGTGGTGCTGCAGCCGTGTTCAACGGCGTGATTCAGTACATCGGGCAGGTCTTCGCGAACGGCAAGCGCGTCGACGACACGCACACGCACCCGAACGGCAGCGGCGGCAACACCGGCCAAGTCAACTGAGATTCCCATGCGATACCGAAAACTCGACGCTGACGGCGACTACGTCTTCGGCGGGGGCGCGGCCGACTTTCTCGTGAACACGCCCGAGACGGTCGCGCAGGCCGTGCTGACGCGCTTGCGCCTGCTGCGCGGGGAATGGTTCCTCGACAAGACGGCCGGCATGCCGTGGGCGACCGACGTGCTCGGGAAGTACACGAGCGGCAAGTACGACGCGGCGATCCGCACGTGCATCCTCGGCACGCAGGGCGTGACCGAGTTGACAAGCTACTCGAGCTCGGCTGATCCCGAGACGCGAACGCTGACCGTCACGGCGACGATCACGACCATCTATGGAACCACCACGGTACAGGCGACATTGTGACTCTCACGACCCTCGCACCAACCATCGACGCGAACGGCATCACGGCGCCGACATACGCGGATGCGTTCGCGTTCCTGCAGGACCAATATCGATCGATCTACGGCGCCGACACGTACCTTGAGCCCGACAGCCAGGACGGCCAACTGCTCGGCGTCTTCGCGAAGGCGATCAGCGACGTGAACTCGGTCGCAATTGCGATCTACCGGTCGTTCAGTCCGGCCACCGCGCAGGAGGACGCGCTGTCGAGCAACGTCAAGATCAACGGCATCGCGCGGAAGGTTGCGTCGTACTCGAGCGCCGACCTGGTGCTGGTCGGTCAGGCTGGCAAAACGATCACGAACGGCGCGGCGAAGGACGCCAACGGCGTGCAGTGGATGCTGCCGGCCACGGTGACGATCCCGCCGAGCGGCACGATCACGGTCACGGCCACGTGTGCGTCGATCGGCGACGTCTCCGCGCGCGCGGGCACGATCAACCAGATCGCGACGCCAGCACTCGGCTGGCAGTCGGTGACGAACCCGGCGGATGCCGCCGAGGGCGCTCCCATCGAAAAAGACCCGGTGCTGCGGCAGCGGCAGACGGT